CGTATTCTGGGAAATCGTTACCCGCAGCGTTCTTACCAAGCGAATAGCGTCCGTAAAATCCTCATAATAGGACATGAAAACAATTGCGTAAAGAAGATTGACGCAAGCCTGTGATGTCATAGTAGGAGAATCGAGCAGCAGTTGTGTGCGGGCCTCAAACTGCTCATCGATTTCTTTTCGGGTTCGAAGCGTTGCGATAGCGATGATCTCGGCGACTTCTCGCGGTCTTTCGGCGCACAGCTTCCACATTTGCTCGACCGGATCTTCGGCGTTATCGTCCAATAGAATATCAAGGTCGAGAAGACGGCGAGTAATCATAGCCAATCGCCCAAGTTGGAGCGGGAATAGACAAAGCGTCACTTCGTTCCCATCCATATCCTCGATACCGAAGGACTCGTTATTACTTGTCAGAACGTTAATCGCTCGCTTATCCGTTACTGATTCTTTAATGTCTGTCATTTCGATAAAGATTTGATCCCGCCCCGGCCCCGCTCCGTGATGCAAGTCGTTAACTTTCCAGCGGGAAAAAGGATTAGATACCCAGAGTTGTCGTATATTCCGGGATCGGGATGGGCCACCATGCCACGCCGCCCTGTTCGGGGGCGAGCACTTCGGCTGATACGGCGATCTGCAAAGGATCGCTCACATTCAACCCACCCGTAAGGGATGCCGTGTATTTAAGGCGGGCAAAAGCTATTGAATATCCCGCCTTTGTGTCGAAAACAAACCCCTTTTCTCCTTCGTACAGTTCGCCCTTTGCGGGCTCATCCGTGCCAAAGTAGAACTCCAGAGTATCGTCGTCGAAATCGGCGATATTCCATGTGAGTTCTTGTGTCCCTGACGACGGGTCCCTTATCACAAAGAAAGGGCTTGACTGTCCTTCCCTGTAAAACTTATTACTCGTGGGAACCGAAAAGTTTGTACTAACACCGCCATTGTATGGCTGAGTAATAAGTGTATAAGCTTTAATGAGGTTGGTGGCTCCTTCATCTTGCACGCCTTTCGGAAGCGGGGCTCCTGAATGAACTGATGCCAATCCTATTAATCCTACTGACTGACTCATAATTTTAGTATTTTTTAAATTGAACTTTAATGCTTGAAAAAGTGTAGGAGACATTCTCCTCACTGATGATAGATTCGTCGCTCACATCAAAGAACCAGCGTTTATCAAAAGGATAATTACCTATGGATTCAAAGGCAATCCGCGTTAGTTCATTCAGACGATTGCGATTCGGGAAGCGCTGTTCTTCACGGTTAATTGTGGGAGTGTCGTCAGGAACGTAAATATTTACGATTACCGTCGCCACTTGGGAATCGCCGATAACGTTCGTTAACGAAGTCATTACCACAAATTCACCGGAAGGATTATTCGGGTAATGATCGGCGTACATCGTTGGAATGGCTTTCCCTAACGGCGAGTCACGAATGCGATCCCAAACGAGTTTGAATATTTCCGTAGAAGTCAGATTCATTACCTTTTTGATTTTAAGAATCGTGCGAACTCCGCTTTGAGCTTTTCTGCGGTGGCCTCCACCCAATCCCCGGAACCTTGCAATACATCGAAACCTTTTGCTTCTACATACCTGGCGTACTCCATACCGGCAACCCATACGAGATAGGTTTTGTTGGCAGGAAGTTCGCGCGCGACTTGAAGAGCATAAGAACGGGCTTTCTGCTGGGCTTCGGCATAACCGTTACCATTGCTAAAATCATCCATTACGACATTACCGTACTGAACTATTACATAGCCAATAGAATGGCGTAGGTTGGATGTCCGATCGGTATAGCTACCGTGTTCGATGGCGTATTTTACCACTCGTTCGCCGAGTGCTGAAAGCCACTCGACCGCTTTCCGGTCATACTCTTTCTTAGCTCGGACAAATTCAAGTTCTACCTCGCGCCAATTGGTACACTTTATAGCCATAATCTCGTGTCTTCGTAACGTTGTCCGCTTTTGTAAAACCCCTGCACCGGATACGATTTCCCCTTACCGTCCTCGGTTCTGTGTGCATGATCGAAAATGTTGATTCCTCGACTGTCGAAAATGCACACCTGCGTTCCGAGTTTGATGGGCGGCGTATTTGCCGGCATCGTAACCTCGAATGAGTATAGGAAGGCCTGTCCGTTTTCGCCTCGTACTTCGCGGGCCTGTCCGTTTTGGCGGGCATTGCAACGTCCGAGAACTCGCCATTCTCCTTTCCCTTCGATCCATCCAGGCGAACCGTCAGGATTAGGTACAGCGTCTTCCTCGTACCATATTTCGAGTGTGTAGGGATATCGGATCATCAGTATGGTAAAAACTCGATTGTTGGAGTTGCATTGAACTCGTCCGCAATATCGGTTAGGCCATTATCCTTTGCTATGTCGTGGATTCGACGGCGTAATTCATCGGTATCATAACCGAGCGAATAGCCGCCATTACTTTCAGAAGAAAGGACGATAAGCTGTTTCAGAACATCAATCGATGCTTTTGCGACAGACACCTTATTGCCGGTTGCATATTCATCTTCTGTCTTCAGTTCTGCGTCTAAACATGCGACAGCGATCAGGTTGTCGTCTACGTTGTAAGGATAGAGCCTTGCCGATATTGCTTCGAAGTTCGTCATCGTCGGATTGTTTAACCGTTCATCGTAGAGAGATCGAAAATGGCGATCTTGTTAGGCGCTGTGAAATTCGGAATCCATTCGGCCCCGTATTCCATGAAGCGCCCTTCGTCGGTGCGCCAGTTCGAAGTCCACATACCGCCTTCAAGTCGCGTATACGTCTTATTCGGCACTGGATCGGAGATTTCGTAAGGCTCGTGCCACATCATTTTGCCGATCTTATCCTGCGGAAGCAGCGTAATACGGTCGTCTTTGAACGTCAGCATGTCAGTCCCGTCAGGCATCGCTACCGTATCGTCGATGATACGAATATTTGGCAACCCGATGCCCGAAAAAACCTGGTTCGCCATCGCTTCAGTGATGAGTCCGCCAGCCATAGCCATTTGCGCGCCGCTCATAATCATTTTATAAGTATTGGCAAACTCTTTGGCTCCGACAATGTTTTTGTTGAACGTCGAGCGGGTCATTTCCATCACAGAGAACCGTCCCATAGTCGGACGCATTGCTTCGATCTGGGTTTTCAGGTAGGTGATGAAATTGTCCTTATCTCCGGCAGCGGGGGTGATCTTCTTGACCGGCAGCTCCATGTCGAGCAAAGTGATTCCCTGCGGATTGTCTGCGAGCGTCACGGATGCTTTGCCGTCAGAACGGAGATCTCCGACTACGATATCCATACGCTTATGCGGGGCAAGCCGGATCTGGCGTACATCATCAACGATATAGTCGATAATCGCATTCATGGCGGCCACCTGATCCGCGGGCTTCGCTGCATTGAATTTGTCGATAAGCGACTTAATCATATCCAGACGGTCGTTATCCATCTGATAACGGTCGCCCAGATAAGCCACTTCCCCATAACCGCTACCCAGCGATTTGCGTTCGCGCAGAGGCTTGTTGGAATTGCGGTCGATTATCGATCCGGCTGTTACGCCCGTAACCGTACCGAGATAGGTTTTGAATACTCGGGATTTGGTTTCTTCGAAATCGAGATATCGCCTCCAGAAGATTTCATCCTGTTGTGTCGCCATTGTGCGGTCAATAACCGCTTTGACGACATCGGCATTATTGAAAAGAATTTCAAGTGTCAGTTTCATTGTCGTCATGGTTTAGATGGTGAAAAGGAATCGAGACGTAAGGGTCTCTTTGTCTTTGTCGGAGATCGGGACGTATAACTTCGATTCCCGCACCTCATAGGCCTGTCCGATGGCCGTAACCGTTGCGCCGGGTTCCACCTTCGTTACGGCATAATTGAGGAAATTGGCGGTGGCTTTCGGGGCTGTGCCGTCTGCGGCCGCTGCTTCGAAAAGAACCGTACCGGCTTCTGCGGCGAGAGCCGCGCTCATCGTCAGTTCGTCGTAGTCCGCGTTGGTAGTGCTGATACTTGAAACGGTTGCGCCGTTCGTCCCATCGCCGAGATGCATACCCTTGTAAGCAAGGGAGCCCTTTGCGATTTTTATTTTCGTACCCGTAGTCACCTTCTCGACCACTTTGACATTTTTTACCGCGGAAGCCTTGCGCGTCGTTAGGTTGACGTACAAAGGGGTCAGCGGCATTAGCAGTGTCCCTTCGGGAATATTCGCATCCTCGAAGTTGAAACCGCCCGAAAGACGATAAACTGTATCGAACCGACACAATTCCTTCAGCACGTCTCCCGGGGTTAAATCATACTTAAATCCTGCTGGCATTTTTTACTTGTTTTGAGATTTAACAATTTGCTCTGTGCCCGTGTTAATCAGTTTGGCGATGTCATTCCCGTTATCGGTCATGCCGCCACCCTGCGCGGGCGGCTCGGAAAACTCGAAACCTGCGTCGATCATGTCCTGCTTTACATCTTTGAAATACTCGTCGAGATTTGCATCCTGAGCGATGTTCAGTTTTGCGGCGAATTTTTCGGGGATTCCGAATTCTTTTGCTTTCGTTGCAATCATGGCACTTCTCTGCGCTGCCAACTGAGCCTGTTGCAGTGCAGTGCGAGTTTCCTCTCTAAGCTTTTCCAAGAGTTCATCTCTGAGCGCCTCGATATCGAAAGGCTGATTGATGGGTTCGGTTTTGGCCTGTTCGCCCCCGGTAACAGGTGCCGCCTTTTTCAATTCCTCTAACTGCAATTGCAGCGCGGATTTCTCCGTGCGTACTTTGTCGATGTCGGATTGGAATGCTTTCAGCAGCGGTTCGACCCCGCTAATGGCGGTTTCTATTTGTGCTTCGTCGGTGATGGTTTTTTCCAGATAAAGGGCAACCCCATCAAAAGCCCTTTGCCCGAAGCCCAAGTTGGAATACTTGTTCTTCAAGTTTTCGAGAATCTTCTCTTTCATGTTCTTCCGTTCTATATGGTTTAGGATAAATCATCATATCCGCAACAAAAAAATGGGCCGCCGACTTTCGCCAGCAGGCCCAATTCCCACACGTAAATAAGTCCTTCCGTTAGTGCCTGTGGCTTATATCATCATAAGCACTTCAAAGGTCTGCACGTTCGGCACATTATCCAATAGGTAGAGCGAAAAAGATAAAAAAAATCATCCCATAAGCAAAATTTATGTCTATATAATTATTATAATATTTATTAATTTGCGGGGGGGGGGATTTTTCTCATTATATTTGTATTTCAATTTCTTAAACCTATTAAAATTTACGTTATGAAAAAGATGTTACTTTTATTTGCGGCTATTATTGCAATGTCTTTTGTTGGATGCGATAAAGACAATGATGAACCAGGAAGCGATGAACTTGTAGGGACGAAATGGTTTTATGAGGAAGGGAGTGTATTAAGTTCATACTTTTGGCAAGAAGACATAACATTTAATTCTGTCGATAAGTTCACTTATCATTACATGGAATTAACGAATTTGGTTGCAACTGATGAGGGCGAGGCGACAGGATCATATAAATATAATCCTCCTGTTGTAACAGGTAGCGTGACGATGGACGGAGTTAAAGCAAGTATGAGGGGTGAGATCAATGGTTCCCAAATGACCGTTTATATCAATGGGGAGAAATACGGTATTTATCAAAAAAAGAAATAATTAATTTTGATAAACAAATAAAAGAAATATATGATGAAACAGGTATTATTATTAATATTGGCGGTAGACTAACTGCCTACTATAATTACTATCTTTTAGATATGAAAGACAAATTAGCCGCCCAAGAGTTACAAAATGGTTACTTATTATATGACAAAACTGGTAGTTTTAGTGAATTAAAAAATTATTTAATTTATAGAAATACAGAAGTTTTATTACCTAATTATTTAAATGCTATTGAATTTGAACCGCCATTAAGATTAAAAAAAATAAAACAAAACAGTAAATAATAATAGATATAAGAAATAAACTTT